CATGGAGCGCCTAAAGGCTCGCAAAATGCCCTTAAACATGGACTATTTGCTAAGTATCTCCCTCAAGAGGTATATGATATAGCACAAGAGCTTTCAGAAAAACAGCCTATTGACATCCTTTGGGAAAATATCACTCTGACCTATGCTAATCTACTACATGCTCAGCGCATTCTGTACGTTCAGGATGTTGAGGATACTACAAGTGTACTTATAGCTAGCACAGCAAAAGGTGGAGCAAGCTATGAAATTCATACAGCATGGGATAAGCAAGGCAAGGCCCTAGCTGCAATGGCAAGGGCTCAGTCAGAGCTTAAAAGCATGATTAAGACCTACGACGAGCTCACACGCTCCCCTCTTGTCACAGAGGAGCAGAGACAACGAATTGAATTGCTCAAAATCAAGATTGAGAGTAATCAAGGATCTAAGTCTGATACTACTCTCATGGAAGCCTTGTTGAATGCAGTGAAGGGTGGTGACGAGGTTGAAGATTAAATTTTCAAACAAACAAGCCGACATCATTCGCAGGCCGTTCAACTATGAGCTTGAGGTCAACGAGGGCACGCCTCGAAGTGGTAAGACAACCGCTGGTCATTTCAGATACGCAAGATATTTGATTGAGTCACCAGACGAAAACCATTTGATAGCTGCATACAATCAAGAGCAAGCCTACCGTCTATTCATTGACGGTGACGGTACAGGTCTGATGCACATCTTCGATGGTAATTGTAAAATCAAGCATGATGAGCACGGAGACCACCTCTTAATCGATACACCAAATGGAACTAAGCGTGTTTATTATAAAGGTGGCGGTAAAGCAAATAGTGTGGGTGCTATCACTGGTATGTCTTTAGGTTCAGTAGTCTTTTGTGAAATCAATTTGCTGAATATGGATTTTATCCAGGAGGCATTCAGACGGACGTGGGCTGCTAAACTCAGATATCATCTAGCTGACCTAAACCCTCCAGCTCCACAACATCCAGTTATTAAGGATGTATTTGACGTTCAAAACACACGCTGGACGCATTGGACCATGGATGATAATCCGATTCTGTCTGAAGAGCGTAAGCGTTCCATCATTCAAGCCTTAAAGAAAAACCCTTATCTCTACAAGAGAGACGTCCTTGGTCAGCGTGTCATGCCCCAGGGCGTTATTTATGGCCTATTTGACCTTGAAAAAAACATCAAGGACAACTTGGTGGGCGAACCTATGGAAATGTATTTCAATGGCGATGGTGGGCAATCTGACGCCACCTCGATGTCTTGTAACATCGTTACTAAACATAGAGAGGGCAATAAGACTTTCTTCAGACTCAATCGTGTAGCTCATTACTATCATAGTGGAGCTGAAACTGGCCAAGTAAAAGCCATGTCTACCTATGCTGTCGAGCTTCGAGCGTTCATTCAGTGGTGTGTTAGCAAGTATCAAATGCGTTATACAGATGTCTGGATTGACCCAGCGTGTCGTTCCTTACGAGAGGAATTGCACAAACTAGGGATTCAGACAAGGGGAGCCTTGAACAACGCGCATGATGTCAGCAGCAAGGCGAAGGGTATCGAGGTAGGGATTGAACGTGGCCAGAATATCATCTCTTCAGGTCAGTTCTTGCTTATCAATCACCAAGAAGAAGAATACGACCATTACTATTTCTTGAAAGAGATTGGTCTTTACAGCCGGGATGATAACGGACGGCCAATTGACAAAGATAACCACGCAATGGACGAATTTAGATATAGTGTGAACGTATTTTATAAGCGTTACGCTAATTTTTAGCAACAAGGAGCCAGTAAATGGGCATTATTCAATTTGTCAAAAATCTATTGAAGAGAGGACAGTACGCAATGACGACAGAAAGTCTAGCAAGTATCACAGACCATTCTAAAATTGCAGTGACAAGCGCAGAGTATCGTCGAATCAACGAGAATTTAAGATACTATCAGAGTAACGCTGACAAAATCACTTACATAAATACGGACGGCATCAAGAAACAAAGAGAAGCGACCCATTTGCCAATCGCTCGGACCGCTGCCAAAAAGATTGCCAGTCTGGTCTTTAACGAGCAGGCTTCGATTAAATTGGACGATAAAGAAGCAAATACATTCATTCAAGAAACATTGAAGAATGACCGCTTCAATAAGAATTTTGAACGCTATCTTGAGAGTTGTTTAGCCCTGGGCGGTCTTGCTATGAGGCCTTATGTGGATAATGGACGAGTGAGAGTGTCATTCATTCAAGCGCCAGTTTTTTTACCACTTCAATCTAACACGCAGGATATTTCAAGCGCTGCTATCGTGACTAAAACGATTAAAGCTTCAGGTCAGAAGAACATCTACTACACCTTGATTGAGTTTCACGAATGGGCGAAAGATGGGAAATACATCATTTCAAACGAGCTATACAGGTCTGAAAGCTCTGAACAAGTAGGTGGACGTGTGCCTCTAGCTGAAGTCTACGAGGATCTAGAAGAACAAGTTGAACTTGACGGTCTAACTAGACCACTTTTTTCTTACTTGAAACCTCCTGGGATGAACAACAAGGACATCAATTCGCCTCTTGGTTTATCAATCTTCGATAATGCCAAGAGTACGATTGATTTCATCAATACCACTTATGATGAGTTTAAGTGGGAAGTCAAGATGGGCCAACGTCGAGTGGCCGTTCCCGAAAATCTGACAGAAACTAGAATGGTTAATCAGGACGGAGATGTCCAGCTTGTCAAGCGCTTTGATACTGAACAGAATGTCTACTTACGCTTATCTACTAACGACATGGATGGCGGAAGCATCACAGACCTGACGACAACAATTCGAGCAGATGATTACATCAAGACCATCAACGAAGGCCTAGCGCTATTTGAAATGCTTTTAGGTGTATCAGCTGGAATGTTTACATTTGATGGGCAGAGCTTGAAGACTGCGACAGAGGTCGTTTCTGAAAACTCGGATACCTATCAGATGAGAAACAGTATTGTCAGCCTTGTCGAGCAATCCTTGAAAGAGTTGATTATCTCAATTTGCGAGCTTGGTAGTCTTTATGGATTGTATAGCGGTCCAATTCCTCAAATGGAGAAGATTGCAATCAATCTGGACGACGGAGTCTTTACTGACAAGAACAACGAGCTTGATTATTGGACTAAGGCTTTGGCCAGTGGTATTGTCAGCAAGGCTCACGCTATCCAGAAGGCTTTTAACATGTCAGAGACCGATGCTAAGAATATGATTAAAGCAATCAATCAGGAGACAATGGACACGGCTAACAGTCAGCGAACACAAGAGGATATTGATATCTATGGAGAATGATTAAATGAACCTAATTCAACATCTAAGGTCGTTTATAGGACTTGAAAGCCCCTCACTAGGACGGAGAATACTAGCAAAAAAAATGGTAGAAGGAATAGAAGAGGCTATCCATGGTAAAAAAGAAGAGACCGCCAATCCAATTCAATGACGAGCAACTGCTACTTCAAGCAAGCAATGTCGCAGACATCTACCATCAGTTAGCCTTGGATTTGTTTGATAACGTGGTCGAACGTGTGACGGAACGTGGCACGGTCTATCTCGATAAGCAACCCTACATCTGGCAACTCGAAAAAATGAAACAGATGCACATGCTGAACGAGGAGAACCTGAGGCTAATCTCTAAATACTCTGGAATAGCTGAAGAGCAACTACGCTATATCGTCGAAAATGAGGGTTTGAAGCTCTACACGGACACCAAACAGCAACTTTTAGAAGATTTAGGGCATGGATCCGCAGGAAACAGCAACGACATTCAAGAAATCCTTGCAGATTATGCAAATCAAGCTGTCGGAGATATCCACAACTTAATCAATACTACTTTGCCGATGTCTGTAATTGGTGCATATAAAGGTATTGTGGAACAGTCTGTCGCTAGAGTGGTCACTGGTCTTTCTACTGCTGATAAGGCTATCTCTGACACGGTCATGCAGTGGCAAGAGAAAGGATTTCAAGGCTTCAAGGATAGAGCTGGACGTAACTGGAAGATTGATAACTACGCACGGACGGTTATCAAGACGACAACTTACCGAACTTATCGAGAAATGCGAACAAGACCAGCTGAAGAGTTAGGGATTGATACCTTTTATTTCTCAAAGAAGGCATCAGCACGTAAGTCGTGTGCGCCTTTACAACATCATATTGTCACAACCGGTCACGCTAGAACGGAACACGGAGAGCATATTCTCGCATTATCTGATTATGGATATGGCCGTCCAGAGGGTTGTTTGGGTATTAACTGCGGACACATGCTGACACCATTCGTCCCAGGGGTCAATTACAAGCCAGATTTAGGCGAGGACGTCGACTCGGTTAGTCCAGAACAAGCGATAGATAATGCCAATGCAGAGGCTAAGCAGAGAGCTCTAGAACGGTCTATCAGGGCTAATAAGGAAAAACTTCACGTCGCTGAGAAATTGGGCGATAAAGAACTGATAGACAAGTACAAGAGCAAAATAGGTACTCAAAACATTGCTTTGAAAGATTACATCGATAAGCACCCCTTCCTGAAACGTAATGAGGCAAGAGAAAAATACTATGATGACCCTTATACCAAAGCCAAGAAAGAGGTTAAGGTCAGAAAAGAACTTGAAAAGCTGGAGAAACACAGAGCAGAGCAAAAAGAAATGCGGGAACGTTTCATAAACGCTGTAAAAGATGGTATAATTAAGGCAGAAATCAATGAGCAAAAACAAGCTGACCACATCAAAGGTACTAACGAATGGCGCAGGAGACTTGAAACTGAATTAGCCAATGGCAATCAGATTGAGCCAAGCTATTTGACAATATCAATGGATGAGGCTGCTGAGCTTATTAAACGTTATTCAGGCACAGGGAAATTCTTGTATAAAGAAGACCCTAACTACATTCCTAAAAAAGAAATCATAAAACACAATAGCAAGGTTGGTGTGTATATCGACCAACAAACAGGCGAGATGTTTGAAACTGATAGCTTTAGGATACATTATAGAAAGACAGGGGCACACATTGTCCCAACGTATGGAGGTAAGTCATGAAATTATGGACTTTTTTAAGACAAAACGTGAAACTTGTGCTTAAAGATGGCTCAATAGTTTCAGGATTTGTCCAAGAATACTGTGACAAAGATGACAACGATGAGGAGATTGACTCAATTGGCTTAGATGTCGACGGTACTCTTTATGAGTATTTTGAGGATGAAATCCTTAGTATTTCATTAGCGTAGCGCTTAGAACAATCTAGGCGCTTTTTTCATGCAGTAAATTGCTATAAACTACTATAAACCGTGTCGAAATCGAGGCGGTTTTCTTATACTCTAACCGTATGGAATCCCGTACGGTTTTTTGCTTGACTTTATCCGCAGTCGGTAAAGAACGGAAGATAATACCTAATTTTAGGAGGACGGAAGAATGGCAGACGACATTCAAACACAAGCTGACCAGCCAGTCAATGCTGGAGAAAACACCGAGCCACAAACTCAAGAGCAACCTGTCAAGACATTCACTCAAGAAGAAGTGAGTGGTCTTGTCGCTAAAGAGTCCAAGAAAGCGCAAGAGAAAATCTTCAAAGACCTAGGGTTTGAAAATTTCAAGAGTGCCAAAGAAGGACTTCAACAACTCAAAGAGTGGAAAGACTCACAAAAGAGTGAGGCCGAGAAACAGTCAGAGGCGCTTGCTGCTAAAGAGAAAGAGCTAGAACTTGCTTTGTCAGACAAGAAGAACCTGGAAGCAAAACTATCAGCTATGACTTTGGGAGTAAATGCTGAGTCTGTAGACGATGTCATCACTCTATCTAATCGCTTGATATCCGATGAGGTGTCTATTGAAGATGCTATCGGTCAAGTGTTACAGAAATACCCTCAGTTTGGTCGTACAGAGCAACCTGAGGAGAAGAAACCAACATTTTCAGCTGGAGGAAATCCGACGGTTGGAACGAACCAAGAAGATGCCTTTTTGAAGGCTCTCGGACTAAATAATTAACAGGAGAATGATTAATGACAATCAACTATATTACTAAACACGAAGGCACTTTTGAAAAGAAATTGATGCAAGGCGCACTTACAAGCATCTTGGAAACACCACAAGTAAACTGGCTGGGCGCTAAGTCATTCGAATTACCTACAATTTCAGTGACTGGCTACAAAGCGCACACTCGCTCTAAAGGCTACAACTCTGGTACAGTTTCAAACGACAAGAAAGTTTACACACTAGGATTTGACCGTGACATCGAGTTCTTCGTAGATGCCGCAGACGTTGACGAAACGAACCAAGAGCTTTCAGCTGCTAATGTATCTAACACATTCATCACTGAACACGCAACTCCAGAAGTCGATGCTTATCGCTTCTCTAAAATTGCTACAGAAGCTATCACAAACAGTCACTTCAAGTCTGAAGATGACCTGTCAGAAGTGAACATCTACACAAAATTGAAAGCTGCTCTTTTGCCAGTTCGTAAATACGGCGCTCAAAACATCGTTATGTATGTTTCTAGCGAAGTGATGGACTTCTTGGAACGTTCTAAAGAGTTCACGCGCTCAATCGCTACTACGTCGCCTCAAGGAATCGATACTCGTGTCACTTCACTTGACGGAGTTCAGCTTATCGAAGTTTGGGACGATGCACGCTTCAAGACTAAGTTTGACTTCACTGAAGGCTTTGTTAAGGCTTCAGATGGTAAAAACATTAACTTCTTGATCGTTGCTAAGCCAGCAGTAATTGCTAAGGCTAAATTCAACTCAATCTATCTGTTCGCTCCTGGTCAACACACTGAAGGTGACGGATACTTGTATCAAAACCGTTTGTATCATGACCTTTTCGTCTTGCACTCAAAACAAGATGGGGTCTATGTTTCTCACAAATCTGCTTAATGAGGAGGTAGAAAATGCGTAAGTACGAAAAAGGGAATCAAGTCTACACAGTACAAGAAGGTAGCTTGTTAGAAGCTCAGCTAATCGCTGATGGCTTTGAAGAAGTAATTGAAGATGGTCAAATCGCAGAAATTTTGGCCACTCGTTCAATTTCGGACATGACCTTGGCAGAGTTGAAAGCTTTTGCTAAAGAAAAAGGGGTTGAAGGTTATTCGACCAAATCCAAAGACGAGCTTTTGGAGGTTCTAAATGGCCAAATTTGAAGTTAAAACTAATTTTTATGTTGAAAAAACAGGGCGACAATTCGATGAAGGTGTTGTTTATGAAATGACATCTGCTGAAGCGGATGAAATCAACAGACGCTCAACCGCTCATTTTGGCGAAGAATGGCTTGAGTGTATCGAGCCAGATGTAGCACCTGTAGAACTAACAGAACCAGTTCCAGAAGTTCCTGAATCAACTAACTTCTTGATGTAAGGTGGTGTTGTCATGACCTACTTAACAAGAGAAGAGTTCAGAGGCTTAGGTTTTGATTCGGTTGACAATTTTGAGCAATTGCTACAACGAGCGGAAATGACTATCGATGCTTATACTAGAGATTTTTACTCTATGAATAGCTTTGATACCGATATTGAGGCAAGAAAGAAGGCTGTCAAACGTGCCACAGCCTTTCAGATTGCTTATTTGGATAGTTCGGGCATCATGACTGCAGAAGATAGACAATCTATTGCTAGTATGTCAGTAGGCCGGACATCAGTAAGTTATCGCACAGGTTCTCAGAATAGCTCAGGTTCGCTTTCTTTAGCTGAAAGGTATAATTTATCGAGAGATGCTGAAAACTGGCTGAGAGTGGCAGGATTTGGCTTTGCGAGGGTGGATTATGATAGATAAACGAATGCTACCTGACTCTTTGACAATTAAGAAGGTCGAAGGGAAAGATGACTGGGGGAAAGAGACATACTCTGACCCCCTTTATTTATCCCCTTGCAAATTCGACAGAACATTCTCTCATACTGGATCTGGCAATCATCGTAACGAAAGAAACTCATCGACCGTAATTGTCTATCCTAAATACTGCCCGGTAAAACTCGACAAGAGTTTCGTTGGTGGGTTTGTAGAAGAGGACGGCGTCAGCTACGTTGTTAAGAACATCATCCCTCAATATCATCCTCTAACCAAGAAGCTACTAGCTTATGAAATCGAGGTGATTTGATGAGCGGTGTTAATGTAAAGATTGACTTAAAAGGTGTTGAGAAGAAAGTATCCCCAGAGAATTTCGCAAAAGGACAACTTGCTATTGCTGAACAAATGGTCCTGGATATGGATAGATTTGTTCCAAAACGAGGTGGAGAACTGCGATCTAAGGTCGATGTAAGAAAAGGCTCTATAGTGTATAAGCAGCCTTACGCTAGATTGCTTTTCTACGGCAAGAAGGGGAAAGGTTTCTTTTCTGAGAAGCAAAGAAAGTTCTTTTTTGCGAATAAAGAAGAACTGCTTAAACATAAAAAAACACCTGGAACTGGTCCGAGATGGGATAAGAAGGCCTCAGCTCTATATGCTAAGAATTGGGCAGAGGTCGGTGCCAAAGCAATGGGAGTTAAATAATGCACGAAAATGACTTTTCAGAGGTCTTGCTGGAGCATATCAAAGGTGTTCAAACCCAAATCCCCTCAAAACACGGCTATTTAGACGAGCATGAGGGATTGGTAATCTATCCACTTCCTGGAGGAGATGTGGTGGAAGAGGACATGGCAGGGACGCAAATTGTGGACCTACCTTTTGAGATCGCAATCAAGTCAAAAGACCAGAAACTAATTGACAACACTCTATGGCAGATTAACACTGCCTTATCAAAAATCGGCTTGGAATTACCAAGCAAGAACAATTCATATAACTATTTAGACCTTGAAGTCAAAAAACCGTATTTGAACGAGTTGGACGAACAAGGCTTTTACACTTATTTGCTGGATGTCACAGCAAATCTTGAAATCGAAAGGAAAGAATAAATGGCAAAGAACAAAAACGCACTACGAAAACATTTCATTGGTCCTTATAGCGCTGAAAATCCTGAGACTGCACCAGAAAAAGAAGCGTATATGTGGATTGCTAAAGGGATTAAATCGTCATCCCCTGAAAACAACGAAGAAGACGACGATGCAGCATACTTTGATGGTGATGGAACTAAAGAAAATATCATCGTTTCAAAAACTCGAGGTCGCACATTTGAAGGGCATCGTGATTACTCAGATAAGGCTCAGAACTTTGTAGCTGATAAAGAAGATGAGGTCGGTGATGATCTCATCGTTTGGTACAAAGAAGTTTCATCTGATGGTAAAACTCAAAAAGAGGGATTAGCTCGTCTTTCTGAGATTGAAATCGGTGACGGTGAAGCTTCTGAGCTTGAAAAAATCAAGTTCAAGATTGTATGGGCTCGTAAGCCTAAGAAATCAAACGTATTACCTGAATAGAGACAGGGCGGTTTCCGCCCAATGTCATTAAGTTAGTGATCTAACTACTTGAATAGGAGGTGTGATTGAGATCATCA